GCATTTGCAAATGTTCTAATACCTTGTAAATAAGCGTAATAGTCAGAATTACCTGTAGTTGTGTCAAATACACCACCATTTGAAGTATTTCCATTTATATAAGCCTTTTTAGCATATAAGAATTGATCATCGTTAGATCTTGCTGATCTATAGATATCCCAACCATCAAAACCTCCACCACAAGCGAAAGTAAACTTACGGTAGTTTATAAATTCCAATAATCCTTTATCAGAACCTTCTAAATCATATGGAGTATATTGATATGTTGTAGTTCCGGTTATAGTAGATGCTTGAGATGAAAGATGGAAACCATAAGTTACTCCATTAGCACCTTTACCTTTATAACCGAATAAGTCCGCATCAAATGAATTACCGTATTGAGTTGACAATCCTAAAGTAGATTTTCTTACTTTATCTCCATTACTTATAACAGGATTACCATCAACATCATAATACATAACATCACCTGAAATATAATATTTGGTCTTGAACATAACAGCACCTAATGTATATCCCGCACCAAAATTACTGTTAGTTGTGTAACCTCTAAATCCTGCAGGTACAGCGTCTATTGGAGCAGCATCATTCATTACCAACATTATGAATTTAGAATTCAACGGATAATCACCATTAGATGTACCGATTTTCTTAGCAACATAACCAGGTAATGCTGGATTCATAGAACAACGACTAAATTTCTCGTATACTACGATTGCGTCATCTGTATCATAAAAATCACGAACAATAACATCAAATTCAGATGTATTTAGGTTTATGTTTCTAATTTCAATCTTAACTTGTCTGTTTGAAGAATCACCGTCAGAAATTGTTATTACTTGGAAAAGATCTGCGACATTACCACCTCTAACTTCAGATACAACCATTGGAGACATTGCGGTATCCCATTGTTTCATAAAGTTAGTTCCATCAGACTCTCTTACTAATGTTGTACTTAAACCTCTGATTAAACCTTTGTTCCACAAACTTCTAACTAAATTAGGATAAGCTTCGTGTACATAAACAGGAAAATCTGTATAACCTCTGTCATATACCGCAGTTCCTAAAGTTTTATTTATGTATTTACTTGATGAATCATTCATTGAACAAGTAAATGTTTTTTGTCCACCAGATGCACCATTTACACTTAAAGTAAAATCCGCAAAAACATCAGAAGATAATTCCGATGAACTTATACTAATATTAGTTAATGATGTTACTTCTAAATTTAAATTCTGATCATTATCATAATATCCCCTCGGTCTTAGTGCCGCTACAATCAATCCGTCATAATCATTATTAACTGAAGCCGTATATTCCAATCTTGTTATAAACCATTCGTCGTTATTGACATTTGCGTCACCAAATGACCAATAGTCAAAAATGTAAGAATATACTGTATTAGTACCATTTGTAAATTGGTTAAACCAATACGGATCGTCTTTTTCTCTTGACAATCCAGGTAAATAATATCTTTCTCCAGGAATTATATTTGATTGTATACCAGCATAATCAGGATGAACATAACCTACAGTAAAGAAACTTCTATCGGTAAATGTTTGACCTTGAATATATTCCCAAAAAGGTAATCCGTCAACTGTTACACCTGATAATTCAGCGTAAAAAGTTGAACCTGTTATTTCATTAGCTCCAGCACCAATATATCCTGGCGCATTTGCTGAAGGAGTGGTAAAATCTTGAGTTGGATCTACAGTTATACCGCCTAATGTTGCGATACCAAATGTATTTACAGGTCTATAACCTGTAAGTCCTAATACTCTCGTTACGAATAATTGGTTTGACTCTTGTAAATATTGTCTAGCTACATAACCTAATTCATATTTCGGGTTACCATTTCCAAATTTTTCAGGAGATGTGCCACCAAAATAAATTCTGAATTCGTCAAAATCAGAAATTAAAACAGGTTCAAAAGCCGGACCTTTCAAAGTCTCACCAACAACACCTAAAGTTGTTACACCCACACTTTGTGCAACAAATGTTAAATCCACTTCGGAGGTATAAACACCCGGGGATACAAATACTCTGTTTGAAGTTGCCATTGATTTTCTTTTTGATTATAATTTTATTTATTACTTTTCTAATAAATATCTTTGATTTGACCAAAGATTTCTTTATTTTTATATTGAAAGATAGAAAAAGATAGTTTTAGATAATTATGATTATATGAACGTAGAGAAGGAGTTTAAGAACATAAAAATCAGTGAGAAACATCACGAAATCTTAAAAAGATATTGTGATCAAAATGGACTTAAAATATATAAAGTTTTAGAAAAACTTATAGAAGGTTTAATTAAGACGAACAAAAAAGATAAACTGTACGATGACGATTAATATAAATAGGAAATTGATACTCGAGATCCTATTACTGGTTCATTTGTTAACGTTACTTTATTATCGGCTGAAATAGTAAAACCTTCACCCTCTTCTTCAATTAAACCATTTATATCTAAAGTAACAACACTATCTATAGAATTACTTACAATAAATTCTAAAGTACTTCCATCATATATGAAATTTTCTGTGGTAAATTGTATCGGTCTTCCATTTTCGTCTATAATAAAGTTTCTATTATCTTTATAATAAGCGATTAAGATATTACTACCATCTACAGGTGGTTCAACAAAAGTTATTTTGGAAGTACCTGCAATGTGATAAAAATCAATACCTACCTCTTGTTTTAATCCGTTTATTGTTACATAAAATAAAATACCCATAGTTTCACCAACACTAAAAATTACTTGAACACCATCACCAACAAAAGAAGCTATAGTAATATCAATTGTTTTTTGAACAATTCTTTTAGTAAACTCTCTTGTTTCAACGGTTTCAGTAAGGATTAATGTTCTATTAACTGCTGGACTTACCTCAAATTCTTCCGCATCAATTAAAAATCCCATCATAATAAATTTATAATTTTGAACATAAAACCTCCTACCATCTATTGAATCCATTGGTGTGGTATCCGAAATCTGGTCTAAAATCAACGGAATATAGTGACCTTTTATCGTTGTATAATCCTGTCTTGAAGTAAATCTTTGTAAAACTATTTTATTGAATTTATTTAAATCTCTAAATTTATTACATACAATCGTTATTTCATATGTAATATCTACAGGAATTGGTTGAGGAATTTTATAAACATCGGCACCTAATTGACCACCATTCCAAGTTTTAACCGTTGCATAATGAAATAATTTTCTATCTGGTATGGTTCTAATTAGAGATGGATGTGTACCAAATTGAACATCTGGTTGTCTTATTACACTTATAAACGGTAATTGTATATTGTTATCGTCATCAACAAATTCCCACGTGTTTTGTAATTCAGACCACCTTTGTATTGTCAAAATTTTAGGTATAACAGGTATTTTTTTGTTATCTGACACCACCCTAAAGTTTTTTTCCACATAATCTAACATACCACGATCCATATCGTCGTGAAGTATACTATCGGGTAAATATGTGTCAGATTTTACTATTCTATCAAGTAATTCTTGTCTTCTTGGTAGTAATTCTTTACCATCAAATAATACAATATCTTTTTTTCTTTTTGGTAGTGGCATATTTATACTCCTCTAAATATATTGTCTTGTACATATGTACAGGTTATGGTCCTATAATGAGCCTTATACCCAAACATATTATGTTTATTATCAGATGTTACTTTTCCATCATTTACTACCATATAAAATCTGGTTTTAGTTTCCGATTCTTGATACCCAATAAAATCCCCATATTTTACATCAACTTTAAGTTCATTTAAATGTTTTATATAAACTGAAAAGGTTAAATTACCTGGTTCATTATATCTTATCAAACCATTTTTATAAGTATTATTTTTTGGTTCTTCAACTTTAACTAAACAATTTATTTCTACAGGTGGAAAATATTTTATTTCATCTAACCCAACTTCACCATACACATCATCAGTATCAGTCTTTTGCCTATCTACCCTGTACAATACTAACTTCATATTGATATCTCCGTGAAGATATTCCTGTCCCATTGTGATGTTAATATCAAAGTCTTCCTGAGAAAAGAATTTCCCTAATCTAGTTATTGGTAACTTGTTGTCCATACCTTATAAATAGTTTATTATTTGATTCTATTTAATTATATTAAATATGATGGAAAAGACTATACCTGAAATAGAAGCGAAAGAGATACTTTCTAATTATGAGGGATATAATAATCAATTGATTGAATGGAAACAAAAATTTATAACTCAAAAAAATTTTAAACTGACCAGACCTCAATCAGAGTATGTTTTAAAATATCATAATATCAAACCAAAAGTCGCAAGAAAATATATAAATTTAGTACCTTCTTTTGCTGAAAAAATAAGAGAAGATAGATTATTACCAAAAGTTCCTGAAAAAATATGGTGTGAAAAACTATTATGTGAAACAGATAAAGCTTATCATATATGGGGTAAAATAATTGATAGTGATAAGAATTACTCTATGTGGATACCAAAATCGGCCATTATTCAAGAAGAAAAAAAGTTAAATTATGAAATAGATTATTCCAAATATAGTCAAAGACCTCCTTTAGAACATCAAAAAAATGCAATTGAAAAATTATTAGCTAATGATAGATTTATATTGGCAGATGATATGGGTTTGGGTAAAACGACAGCCGCAGTTATTGCCTCAATAGAATCAAATGTAAAAAAAATATTAATAGTCTGTCCTGCATCTCTCAAAATAAATTGGGAAAGAGAAATTAAAAATTACACGGACAAAAAAATATTAATCGTAGAAGGAAGAAAATGGGGATCTACTTTCGATTACTACATAATCAATTATGATATTATTAAAAATTATCACACCACGGAAAATAGTGAAGACAGTGATGATTACAAATTAATCGTTAACGAAAATTTTGATTTAGCGATAATAGATGAAGCACATTATATTTCAAATAATACAGCAAACAGAACACGATTATTAAATGATATATTAGATAAAATTCCAAAAGTTTGGTTACTTACTGGCACTCCGATGACATCAAGACCAATTAATTATTTTAATTTGTTAAAAATTGTCAGATCACCTTTGACATTAAATTGGCAAAGTTATGTTTACAGATATTGTAAAGGTTATCAGTTTAGAGTTGGTAATAGAAAAGTGTGGAACACAAGTGGAGCAAGTAATTTAGATGAATTAAGAGAAAGGACTAAAAATTTAGTTTTGAGAAGAATGAAAACAGACATTCTTGATTTACCTGAAAAAATAATTACACCAATTTTTCTCGATTTAAAGTCAACATTTTATGATGAAGAATTAGAAGAATTTATGAGGATATCGTCTGAAAATAAAAATAATGAAAGTATAAGTGTTACATTAAATAGGTTGATGAAAATTAGACAAATTATATCACAAGAAAAAATACCATACACTTGTGAATTAATTGATAAGTTTTTAGAACAAGGAAAAAAAGTAATTGTATTTACAAATTTTACTAATGCCGTAGATACTTTACACGAAAAATATAAAAAGAATTCTGTTGTACTTGATGGTAGAATGTCAAAACAAAAAAGACAAGAAAGTGTAGATAGGTTTCAAAATGAGGATAAAATAAAAGTTTTTATTTCTAATATTGTTGCCGGTGGTGTTGGGATCACATTGACTGCTGCCGAAGGTGTAATTATGAATGATTTGTCTTTTGTTCCTGCACACCATTCACAAGCGGAAGATCGAGCATTTAGATACGGACAAAAAAATAGTGTTCTCGTATATTATCCAATATTTGAAAACACTTTAGAAAAAATAATTTATAATATTTTAAACAAGAAAAAAAATATTATAGATCAGGTTATGGGAGATGGTGAATACTCCGAGACGTTTAGTAAAGAATTAATTGATAACCTTTTTTAATTCGTCTATTTTATTTTGAATTTTATTTACGAATTTTTTATCTTCAAAATCAGAAATATTAATTATTAATTTATTTTCCTCAAGTGTAATGTAATTTGATTTTTCTTTTTCACTTGTATATGTAAATTCAATATTTTTTTGACTTGACAATAAACAAAGTTCCATTAATTTATCTTGCATTATTTATATGTTTTATCAAAATATAAAAGATCATTATCGAAGAATACAGTCTCCTCTCCTTTATTTATTCTTATTTTAGAATAATCAATTGAGAAAATTAAAATACGTTCATCGATACAAACAAAAACAAAATAATTACATCTAGAAGATGGTGGTATTATTGTGTTTATAACGTATCCGTCTTTTGTTTTATGTATTTGACAAACAGATTTTACTTGATGTGTTATAATTTTATCGTCTTTATGTTTTGTCCAAACATCAACACCTTTAGTCATATCATCATATTCTCCTCTCTCTTTGACACTTTTTATATTTGTAATATCATCAAATATTTCATTTATGTTTGACACATAAAAATCTTGCGCTTTTTGACCTCTTTCCATTGTCCCTCGACATATATTTACCATAACGTCATATATGTCATTTCCTGGTAAAAATATTTTATCTCTATAGTGATTTAGAATTACAAAAAACCTATCTATTTCACTTTTTGTTTTTTTATAATCTTTATAATAATTTTCATCAAATTGAAATTGATCTTCTGGTGTAAAAATATATTGATTAATTTTTAATGGAGTATTAAACTTTCTAAAATATGAAACAATAAATTTATTTACCCTATTAAACAATAAAATGTGAGTACTATGATTTGTATCAAATTGATTAACCTCCATCCAATAGTTATCTTTAACAACACCAAAATGTTTTTCTTTTTTTTCCGAAGGACTTTGACCCCAATAACCTAAAGGTTCATATAATTCCTTTAATAATTTATTCATTAAATCCTTTATATAAAATCTGATATTATTGTCTTTTTGAAAAGATCTAATAACTTTTTGGTTTACTAAAATCACA